GGCAGAGCAAATATGTTTACTGATCCAAAAGCAGTAGCATTGGCAGAAGGACTGCTTGGTCTTTACGATTATGAATTAAAATTACACAGTCAAGTATGCGGACAACTGTTACATATGCACATGGACAACTTTGCCGCAAGACTAGATAGACAAAACAGTTTTGATGAATTAGACTATGATGTAGACCCAAAGAAAGTACACAGGTTTGTGGTATTTCTAAATGATTGGAGCATGGGACAGATATGGCATCAAGGCACAGCGTTGCACACACATTGGAAAGCAGGTGATGTTATCAGTTGGCACTGGCAGGACTTTCCTCATGGCACAGCAAACATGGGCTGGGATACCAGATATATCTTACAGTACACAGGAAGAACCACAGACAAGACTTGGAAATTTATTGAAGGTACAAACAAAGACTCCAAACATACTCTTGACATACACGACAAATCACAGTAGTATTAATAATGTACATTTTAATGACAGGTGCACCTGGTTCTAAATGGAGCAGTGTATTCAAAAACATTCATCGTTCTGTAGATATTGACCAAACAGATTACACAGAACAAAGAACTTACTGGCATGATGCTGACACCCCAGGAACAAAACAACTCATGCACACTGGTGCTTATTGGGATCCTGGAATGGAATTTGACTGCAACATAGAGGAATGGGACAAACCTTTCAGTGGACTAGGCAAAAGAATTATCAAGGCACATACCTTTGCACACCAATTAGACAATCTTAAAGAGCTAGGTTATCCAATCATAATGGTGTACAGAAATGATTATGAATGTATGGAGTGGTGGAAACTGTGTGGAGAGTTTACAATAACATATCCCAACTATCAACACTTTGAAAACTTAGACAAGATGTGGGGACACATACAAGAAGAGAACAAAGACATCATGAACTTTATACACGCAAACAAAGACAGAGTAACAAGTGTAAAAAACAACATTGAACTATGTAAATCTCTTAATATAGCATCTCCAAAAGGTGAACATCAAAACTTCCACGATTATCACGCAAAAGGAATACAGGTATATCTATATGAATAGAAAAATATTTGCTGAACTTGTAAACAAAACCAATAATGATGTTTCAAAAGTCACAAGCCAACTTATCAAAGACACGTTTGATGTAGATTTTGATAAAACTTGTAAAACTTTAGTCGACTATACACTAGGCATCGATGAAAAATGCTTACACAAATATTTTGCTTATCACTGGGAAGCCGACATGAAGAAGTGGAAACACTCTGGACTTCAACTTATAGACCAAGTAAATGATCTAAATCCTAGAGCAGTGCTTGATGTAGGCTGTGGCGGGAATGAGTTTAAAAATAAAATACACAATCTTATAGGATTAGATCCTTATAATCATAATGCTGACTATCAAATAGATCTAATGGACTTTAGGCCCATGGAAAAGTTTGATGTTATACTTGCACTTGGATCTATCAATTTTGGTGGACAAAACAAAATCATAGCAGAAGTATCCAAATGTGTGAATATGCTAGAAGAGGGTGGTATGATGTTTTTTAGGGTAAATCCTGGAATACAACACGACAAGCCAGAAGCCAAATGGATAGAGTTCTATGCTTGGAATGTGCCATTTATTATAGAACTAGCAGAAATGTTTAATTTAAAAGTACTTGATATCAGGGACGATAGCAATAAACGTAAATATTTTGTTTACAGGAAAGTTAAATGAGGCGTTACAAGAAGTAAATACCATATATGCAAAAACATACCAAAAGTTTACTAGAAGAATTAAGTTCTATGCCACTTAAACGTGACAAGGAAGATGTGGTTGAAAGCAGAGCATCACACATACTTGAGTCAGCAATTAGACTGCTTACTTACATCAGAGAAAACTTTGATCAAGACACAGCATTCAAACTAGAAAAAAGATTCAACAGTGCAATAAAAAACATGGACGCATCTAAATTCAGCAAAGGCGTTGCTCGTATCAAAGAAAACAAAGACGTCAAAGAAAACGTGCTTAAAATAAAAGACGGCGAATACAAAGAGGACTAATGTCTGAGAAGATAAAGGTCTCGACACACTCACCATTCCAAAAACTTACCGCAGTAGCAATAGGACAAGGACTGTCTGAGGACATATTTGATTGGATCACTGAAGACAAGATCAAAGCACCAATGCAAAAGATACTTCGTGAAACAAACGAAGACATGGCAGAGTTTAAAAGGGTATTAGAAAGTCTAGGAGTTAAAGTGTTTCAGCCTGCACCATTGCAGAGAGAAGCACTCACAAACAAAGATGAGATACCCCATGTTCCGCTACAACCTCGTGACATATTTCTTACACTTGGGAACATCTGTTATCAACAAAATACCAACGGTGTGTATGATTATATGAAAGACATTGTGCATGAAGACTGTCTTGTAGATTTGTTTAATGAAGTGTATGGTCCGGGTGGTGCATCTTTCGAAGGACACGAATTAATATCAGGTGCTAACAGCATCAAACTAGGAAAACATATCATTATGCCTGCAGACGGTGAAGAAGGGTTTGTACATCCAGATAGACCCATGTTCAATCATATCATAGACAAATGGAAACAGCAGGGCTACGAAATTATTCAAACAGATGAAGTAGGACACACAGACGGTATCATAAGTTTTATTAAACCAGGAGCATTCATGAGAGTAGGAAAGTCTCCGCCACAGGAAAAAGAACTACTGGCTAAATGGGACAGACTAGAACTTGGTGAACAAGGTTGGATGCACCCTAGCATGAATAAATGGATGCAGGAGAAAAATATGGTTAATGGTAGATGGTGGATCGATGGAGAACAGGACAATCCTCAACTGCACAAATTTATTAATGACTGGTGCGATCACTGGGTTGGCTATTGTGCTGAAACTGTGTTCGACATAAACACACTAGGCATCTCAGAAGAGTGTATGCTGGTATCATCATACAACAAAGAAGTGTTTGACTTCTTGAAGAAACACAAAGTAGAACCTATCATAGTACCACTGAGGCACAGATATTTTTGGGACGGTGGATTGCACTGTTGTTCTTTGGACCTAGTGCGTGAAGGAGACAGAGAGGATTACATATCATGACGCTGTTAATGAATGGTTGTAGTTTTACTGACATATGGAAACCTAGTGGTGACTTTGTAAAAGCATTAGGTTGCGAAAGTGTTGTGAACCTGGGTATAGAAGCCACATCATTTCAACGTACTGTGAGAAGCAGTATAGAATGGATAGCACAAAACGGTAATCCAAAGTTCGTGCTTATTCCAATAACATTCAGTCACAGATGGGAACTTGCACTAAATCTACATGACCATCCAATTGAGGGAAGTTGGATACCTTTACAAAACAGTAACTTTATTAGAGATGATATAAAACTACAAGGAACCAATGCAAAGGATCTCAAAAAACTAGTTGACGATTACTATAAAATTATTCCAAATGTTAAAACATATTACGATAAACTGTTTACTGATATCATACTGTTTGCAAACTATCTAGAAAACAACAACATTAGATATCTAATGTTTGATATGTGCAACAACTTTGATAAAAAAGACATAAAAGGATATCAAGGGTTTGAAAAGGTCAAACTTATAGAACAAAACAAAAATATTATGGACCTATGGAGTTTTTGTGCAAATGAATATATGTTTACCACTATGGAATCAAATACAGATATCGATAGATACGGACATCATCATGAGCCAGAACAATACAAACAATTAGAAAAGCACATACTAAATTATATTATATGATATATTTTATAGCACCATCGGGCGGTAACAACAGTTACATCTGCCTTAAACTTGTGGGCACTAACCTAGACGGTATGACAACGTATCACGATAAAGGTACACACTCCGATGATTATGAAATAATAAATTTTTTACACATAGCAAAGAAGAATGATAATACAAAAGTTGTCATTACAGAAAATTATAACAACGTTAAAGGTATGATAACACAAGACGATATAGTCATACGGAACAACATAGACAAGTATCGTGAAGTGCTGTTGCTGAATTGGTTTCACAAAAATCTAGCACAGTTAGGCAATGAACCAGAAGTGCAGTACGGCTGGAGAGACTCTTGGATTAAATGGCAAACTGACCTTTGGAAAAACAACAGCAAAATACCCATAGCATCTGCTGTGGCAGAATGGATGTACAAACTGTATGACGATAACTTCACAGAAATTAAACCCATACCAGAGATAACCAAAGTGTTTAATTGGTCTGTAATGTATGACAATTCACAAGCCACGGTTGACGAATTTAAAAAGATAGGGTACAATTATACAGTGGAAGAACACGACAAATGGTTAGCAAGTCAATCAAAGATACTAGGATATTGGCAGGTTATAAAAGATAATATAGATACACCCTTAAATCTAGATGATGATGTTCACAAAGGACTTGCTCTTGCACTGCATGGAAAAACATACAATTTAGATAGGCAACAGGTTGAATCTAAGTTTAAATTATTACCATAAATATTGATATGCTTATAGAAGATGTACTAACAGAATTTAAAAGAACACACCTCGAACACATAGAGGACATTGTAATAACTGACGGTTATGAGGGTGGAAAAGCAGTTGTTGAATACTTCAGAGGACTACTGCTAACACTTAAAGGATCAAGTTCAGAAGCAATGAGTGTATCGGTCAAGTGGGACGGTGCTCCTGCTGTGGTGTGTGGGACTAATCCAGATAACGGCAAGTTTTTTGTAGGAACTAAATCAGTATTTGCACAGGCGGCCAAAATTAATTACACAAAAAAAGATATAGCAACTAATCACGGCACAGACGAGCTAGGACAAAAACTATTAAAGTGTCTTGTGCATCTTAGAAAACTGAACATACAAGGTGTAGTGCAAGGCGACTTGTTGTACACAGATGAAGATATTACTAGAAAGAATATTGAAGGTAAACCTCACTTAACATTTACACCCAACACAATAACATATGCAGTACCAGAAGGCGGTGAACTAGGCAAACAAATAGACAGAGCCAAAGTAGGAATCATATTCCACACAACGTACAACGGGGAAACACTTGCAGATATGACAGCATCGGGTGGAGCAGATGTAAGTTCGTTTGCTAAAAGCAATGATGTGTTCTTCGACAATGCCACATACAAAGATGTATCAGGTAGTGCTAAATTTACAGATGATGAAACTCAAAAGTTTTACAACAGTATTGAGAAATTAGAAACACTTCTAAATAGTGTACCACAGAATCTATCAAGTGTGCTAGGACAGAACACAGACTTTGTGCCTATGTTCCAGATGTACATTAACGCAATGGTCAAACAGGGCGAACTACCAAACAATGTTAATCAATTCTTGCTAGGATTTAAAAAGTTTTATACAGATAGAATGCAACAACAGATGTCAGGCCTGAAAGCACAGAAGGCGTTGGCGTTGAGACAGGACAAGATGAAACAGATGCCTGCATTTTTAAGCAAAGCAAAGAAGCCATTAATGGCCATGATGACATTCTATAAAGCAGTACAACAGATGAAAGCATTTGTTCTTAAGAAAATGAATCAAGCAATGGCTATTGGTTCGTTCTCACAAACAGATGGCGGCTTAGAAGTAACTGAGCCCGAAGGTTTTGTTGCTGTGGATAAATCAGGTAGTGCTGTTAAACTTGTGGATAGATTAGGATTCTCAAGAAGAAACTTGACTGCTGTCAGCAAATTCAAGAAATAGATTTAACGTTTTATTAATTTCATTGCTCAACAAGTCTTTGTTAAAAAAGCAATCATGATTGTATTGTCGCAGTGCTTTACTTTGTAGGTATATGTCTTGCCACGGTGCGTCACGTAACCTATCACACACATCAACAATAGTGTCAATTCGCATATTTGGGTTTGCATCTAAGTCGTATGCTTCTTCAAAGTAGTTGTTAAAAGTTTTGAAGCCCATTTCTTTTAACTTCTGCAGGTATAGGTAATTGCCATGCACTACAAAAAACTGTTGAGCTATGATAGGTTTCCAAATCTTTTCTGTCATGAACACCTCATGATCGTTGTCATTAGTCTCTGATACAATGCTACAAGCAGTATCGTTGTACGGCTTCTCAAACATGTCTTGATCCATGCCGTATTGTGGATAGTCCAGTGCCCATGGCAATTCATATTCTGCAGGCAGTTTTCTGTCTGGCCAATTGGTGTACAAACTATTTTCTAATACACCTTTGTCTAATAATTTTTTATAAAGTTTTACCCTGTGATCTCTAGGTTGTTTGTTTAGATACAAGAAGTCATATTTTTTGTTAGAATGATCAAAATTAAACTTGCTGTCCTTGTGCTTGTTATACATGTAAAACCAAAACCAAGATACTCCGCCTGACCACAATACCTCATTCGTTTGTTTAGGCCACAAAGGAAGTGTATCTATATTTTCTTTTGATTCCCACGGTGTTGCTAGTATGAATGTAAACCCTTGGCTGTGCAACAATTTCTTTCTACGATCTAATTCTTCTCTGTATTCTGCATTGTGTGATGGATGCTGTTCTCCCGTCTTTGATCTATCTATTATGGCAAACTTCCTATCATACGAGTCTAGTTCAAAATGTTGTAGCATATAGTACTCTGATGTGCAATCAAACGTTTGATCCTTAAGACTGTGCATATTGATAAATTGCTCATACAGAACATTCTCACCAGTCTTCATTAAATCAGTTAGAATAAAATTACGTTGCATCTGTTCTATAAATACGTGTATGTTAACACCTTTTTTAAAGTATGTATCTGAAGCCAAAGTTATTAGACGACATAGTGACTTAGGCAGATTCACATTTCACGATGTAACAGAACGAATATATCTAAGTTTTCTTGCTCTAGCATTAATGAGTCAAAGAAATGACAGCAAATTATTTGCTAAATCATATGCTAATCAGACCATGCAAAAAGGAACATTTGATCAAGTGAGAATGGTAAACAATGACCTAGCAAACATGTTGGCCATTGTGGCAGGTGATCCAGAGATTACCAAAAAACTACAAAATAAAAATCAAGCACAGGCCATGAGGCAGAGACAACCTGTGCCAATAATGGCATTAAGAAGGTACCTAAGAACGTATGAGAGCCACTATAAGGTACTGACACAGTTAGAGACAGCACTTGGTATACGTGATACTAATTTTAGAAATTTGAGAAGAGCAGTGGCCAATTACAACAGTTTAGATTCTAGACATCAAGGACAAACATTAGCCAAATTAAAACAACTGCTACAAGCCAAATTACCAAACACAGATATACAAAGAAAATTTAAAGAACTATAATGTATCCAACAGGCAGAGATTTCTGGGTAGCATACAATGGTGTACACACCGAACCAACATTCCAAAAAGACGAGGGCGATGGACAAGCACTTTTAAGACAAGAAGCATACAAATATATTGACAGTTGGAAAGGTTGTGTAGATGCAGGATCCAACGTTGGCATGTGGACCCGAGCATTAATGCAAGACTTTGAACAGGTACACTGCTTTGAACCTAACCCTGTGTTCAACGAGTGTTGGAAGAAAAACATACCCGCAGACCAAAATGCCGTACTGCATGAAGTAGGATTGGGAGACAAAGAATCAACAGCAACTTTCAAACAACCATTGCACCAAATGTTGGATAGAACTCCAGGTGATATCAAAATAAAAACATTGGACAGTTTTGAATTAACAAACATAGACTTTATCAAGATAGATGTTGACGGCTACGAAGACCTGTTGGTCAAAGGAGCACAGCAAACTATTTCAAACAACAGTCCTGTTATCAATATTGAAATGAAACGTGCCAAACGCAGAGATGTTGTGAGAATTGCTGAGGATATATTAGTACATTTAGGCTATAAGTTACGAATACGTACTAAAAGCGATGAAGTGTGGCTAAAATCGTAATATTACAGCATAATTTACCAAAATAATTTATAAATACTTGCAACTTGATTACAGAGTGTGATCAAAGTCATTTTAATCAGATACAAGGAGGATTTAAACATGACAACTAAAGTAAACCCAGCGGCAACGACAGTACCAGCTCAAATGATTGGTAAAGAATTCCAATTATTCACAGTTGACTACATCAACGCAGTAAACGGTTCAGCAGGACCAAACGGTGTTCAAAAAGCAGTGCTTGACAAAATCATGCAAACAGCAACGATCATCGCGGCAGGACCATTAGGTAACTCAAACACAGAGCAAACTTTCATGACTGAAGGTGCTGACTCAGTAGTAGTTGCAACTTTACAAGCAGACATCAGAACATTAGGAACACACGATTCAGTAGATGTTTCAGCGGCAACTGTAACTGCAAAAGACTTAACAATCGCTGTATAATAATAGCAATTAATAAGTTTTTACGTAAGACATTAGAAAGGGTGGACATTAATTTGTTCACCCTTTTTTTACGACTTAAATATTCAAAACTATGCATCTATATAGAATTCACACACTGGTTGATATCACAAGCAATGGTAATTTAAAACAACAGTTTCCATTTAAGACAGAAGCCAACGAAGTGATACACGACAAACATTCATTGGCCATAGCACGAAATCAAAATTCCAACTTCAATACACTGCTACAACTCCTACAGATGAGAGCAAACATCATGTGGGAACAAGCACCGAAGAAGATAAACGACACACTGGGCAACAGCAGTTTTGGCAAATTCTATGAGGGCAAACACAACACATGGCACTTTGAATTTTACACAGAACAGACGGGTGTGTATGGAGATGATACGGATCCAGCATCTGCTCTTAAAAATGATTTTCATAATGTGCCCATTGTAGGTTTTTGCAAAGAAACAGCAACATTCCCTCTGTCAACATTCGATACTGAAAACAACGACACGATAAACACGTACTTTTCATACGCCGGATCCCATCGATAAATAACAGCATACATTAGGCAACAAGACACAAACAAACTAAGGCACTCCTAGGCAATGGAACAGGCTCATTTACAGGCTCTATTAACGGAGGTACAAATCCTCAAAAGAGATTTAAAAAGATATATGAGTGCAACAGAATTAGAAAAACAAAACCTAGAAGCACACGTGGACCTTTGTTCAGAGAGATACAAGGGGTTACACGACAGGCTTTCAGCGATCGAAATTAGGCTGGCCAAGATGAACGAAGATCAACAAATCAGTCACAAGAGCAGTCAGAAGACAATCATAGCAACAGCAGGCACAGTGGTCGCAGGTTTACTATCAACAGTGGTAGTGATCCTGATGAAAATGCCTGGCTAACGCAAACAAAATTACCAAATATAATATATACAACATATGTTCATACAGATAGCACCTCGGGTCAAAGTTTATGTCTCTGAGGATGATGTACAATTCATTCACGCACATTCACAAGAGTCATTCAGGGCAAGCCAATTACCAGCCGAAGATGTCGACAGGGCTAAGAAGTTAGCCGACAAGGCAATCTTCGTTAGAAAAAAACTTGACACCGACATGCAATATGCTTTAAATAGACGTATAAGATTTGTGAACAATGCCAAAAAAAAGTAAACATAAACCATTCAGTGAGCTGGTACGACAGATTGAGGCGTATGGACTCAAGGACAAACTCGCGGACCTAGTACACAAAGAAGAAGCAAGAAGACCGTTTCGACACTTACCCAAACAGTTTTCCAAAGGTATCCTCATAGGCAACATAGCCATTGTACCTAAGAAATGGACAGGCACCAGATATGTGTATGTGATAGCGGACATGATGGAGGCAAAAATACTGCATGAAGATATTAACCTAAAACAAACTGCCATATTGGTGGCACACCATCTAGCAGACGGTGAAAACATACCTTACAACATATTAGAACTGGATACTAAATTTGCATCACAACTGTTCAATATACAGAGCGCCAAACGTATGATAAGAGAAGCACAAAAAGAAGATAATACAACACAAGAAGATGTGTATTATGACCGTTTGGACCAAGCAAACCACCTAGCAGACGATTGTAAAGGCAAAATACAGCAAATTTTTAACGATACGTTTGGAGGATAAATATAAATAGCATTATGAATAGTTTAGAACTTACAAAACCTATTACTACAGAGTCTTTATTAAATGAGTTTGAATCCAGATTCAATCAAACTATGGACTTATCAAAATTTAACGAAGAAGAATTACAAGATTACGCAAATCATGTAAGAACAAAGATACACGAAATTACACAAAACACACACTTCGGACAAGAGTTAAAAGACAACACTTATCAAAAAAGCCAAATGATGTTGGACATCATTAACCAAGCAATACAAGAAAGAAAACTTGGTGAGTATGGTGGAATGAACACAGATCCACAAACAGGCAAGATGGTACAAAAAATACAAAAAGCATCAGGCCTAAACGACAAAGAGAAGAAAGAGATCATAGGTGGTGTTGTTACTAAAGAAACAGAAGTAAAAGAAGGTGTAGAAGAACAATCAGAATTAATACTAGCGGCCAAGGACATGATGGACAAGGTAACATCATTCTTGGAGGATCTAGCATCAATGAAGACAGAAGGTGCATTAGAACTAGTAGACAGAATCAGAGATGAAATGGGTGCAGACAAGGCAGATGCATTTCTACAAAAAATCCAACCAGCGATTGAACAGGCGGAAGCGACTTTAACGACAACTAGGCAAGAGCTAGACAACGGTGTAAGAATATTGACCGGAGAAGAAGTAGCATCATCCCCTATGGGCGCCGATGACACGATGGACATGGACGCAGATCTAGACTCACTGGACTCAGAAGTGGATGCAGAGACAGATGAGTTTGGAGCCTCTGATGCAGAAGCGGGTGGAACAGAACCTGAAGGCAGAGAGCAAAGAGAATCCAAAGAAGTGTTTGAAGCTTCAAACAGACTGTACAGCAAACTAGCAGGGAAGTAATCCTGTGAGGTTTTTTGAATTCAAAAACAAAGACTTAGAATCCGCACTAATTAATGTTCTTATGAACATGAAAGGTGATGCAGATGAAAAAGATTCATCATCAGAGATCAGTATGGATGCTGTAAAAAGTGTTATGGCAAACACAGGTTATCCTGCATTCAATTACGATGTATTCAAGAGCATGTACGACGGTGATGGTGATTTAAAGAATGTTGTTGCTGATTTCGACAACGAAAAAATAGTAATCAAAACAGATCAAGAAGCAGAAGCAGATCCAAGTATGGATTTTGACAATCAAGGTTCAACAGATGTAGTTAAGAAAATGGCCAAGTCTGCAATGAACAGAAGAAAATAATTACAAGTCTTTTACAATATCAAATATTTGAGGATACACAGTCGACCATTTGGTAGATCTTCTACGATCTAGCTCATCAAGATATATTTTAAATTGTTTTTGTCGTTCTGGCATAGGCTCTCGTTGCTCGAATTCTTTCATTATACCTTGCATATAATTTTTGTAGGTTACCTTAACTGAATCAGGGTGCCCATGAGAGTTTGTGTCAAACAGTTCAACTGCTTCACGCAGTCCCCAGTCGTTAATCTTCTTGCCAAATATTCCAGGGTACATGTATTCCCTAGGACCTATCTCGTGTTGGTTGGCTTTCATCATGCTCCAGTAGATAGGTTTAATCTTGCTACATTCATTTATGTATTTGACCATAGCCGGCATACCCGGAACTGCTGTAACAGTCAACGCACTATTAATACCTTGATCAAATGATGTGTTGTGCAAAATGTATTCAAAGTTTTTTAGTGCTACATTTAAATCTAATCCAGTACGCACATACTCGCCCTCTGGACCCAATGCATCACAACTGAAAAATATCTGTATCTTGTCTAGTCTGCCAGACTTCTGCAACACTTCTAACCTGTCCATCCACTTCTTAAATCGTTCATGCTCTATGTTGTGATTGCTGAAGAACACAAGAGTAAGATCTGGATATGATCCTTTCTCTAGGAACTCTATAAACCTAAATGTTTCTTTCTGTAGGAATGGTTCTCCACCCATAACAAATATCTTGTGTAAATCTTGTAAATGATTTTCAAACCATTTGAATAGCAATTCTGTGTGCTCTTCTATCTTAGGATTTTTCTTCCACCAATCATGTATTTTTACACCTTCTTTTTTAAAAACACCAAATCTTTTCTCTTCCTGCTGTATGGTAGAACTGTAATGAGCTCCGCAGTATATACATGCTTGTTGACAAGTATTTCCCCAATACACTTCTAGTTGTCTTGGGGTAACATCCACTGCTGTTAAATCTGTATCCAGTTCAGGTGGTGCTGTGGTGCCTTCTAATTTTAAATGAGTGTGTCTATCGGATTTTCCACCCGCTTCTTCTATGTGTTTGCAGTGTTCACACCCCCTACCTGGCCACTCGCCTTTCAACATCTTACGTCTTGCTTCTAGTTTGGCTGGTATGTTATGGAAGTTAAGTTCTCCATTACGCACTTCCAATGGGTCACCCTGCACCCTGTGGCAACTCGCACTGACTCCATCAGTCAAATAGACTGTGCTGTGTGTCCATTTCAACTGACAAGGTAAACCCTTGGTAATTGGAAACAGTTTTGGTGGTTGCTTTGATATGCCCATTCGTATATAATTATCTATATGAAGATACCCGAAGAAGTTTTAAAACACAAAGGCATAATTTATTACCAAAAATATCCGTACGGCGAACTGTCGCGGGTTACAAAAAATAAAAAGAGACATTACGAAACTCCAGACGGCAGGCAGGTACCAAGTGTGACCACTGTGCTGTCAGCAACCAAAGACATGACGCACCTACACGCATGGCGTAAGAGAATTGGTGCGGCAAAGGCACAACAGATCACAACAGAGTCAGCCAACATAGGAACGGTGATGCACAACTCACTAGAGAAGCATGTAAAAGGCATTGATAGAACTCCAGGGTCAAATCTCATACAACAAAAAGCACACACAATGGCCAATGTGATAATTGACAACGGCCTGAAAGATGTTAGTGAGGTATGGGGATCAGAAGTTTCACTTTACTATCCAGAACTGTACGCAGGCACAACAGACTTGGTCGGTGTGTACAAAGGCGAACCTGCCATAATGGATTTCAAACAAGCACGTAGACTCAAGAAGAAAGAATGGGTCGAAGATTATTATCTTCAATTGGTAGCATACGCAGAAGCACACAACAAACAATACGACACACAGATAAAAAGTGGACGTATCTTTATTTGCACACAGGCCAACGAATATCAAACATTTGAAATAGACAACTATGATCAGTGGGTGGGCAAATGGTATGCGAAACTAGAAGAATATTACAAACAAGTATTATAGATATTTTTTAACAAGTTCTGCCCACGCATTAGATCCTTCAATACCTGGATGAATCAAGTCATGCACTGGATAATCTTTGCAGTGTCCTTCCATAGAATACCAAAGTTCTTTTATCCATATCGAAGCATCAAGTTTGGCTATGAGATTCTTTAAATCATTTGTGTTTGCTTGTATGCCCATGCGTTCAATGTCTTTGTTCTCGTGTGACATAAAAGCATTCCTAGCCAATCCTGTTAGATATGTGTCATCTATGATCTTAAAGAATGATTTGAAGTACAGCAATTTGATCTGTTTTGCTTTGCAGTATTCTTGCAGATGTATCATGTACTGCAAGGTGTTTTTAAAGTTTACAAATTCGTTGTGACAATGCTTGTAATAAAACTTAGAATGCTCGTCACAATCTCCGCCACCATTTTCGTCAAATGTATGCACAGGAGTCACTACCACTCTTGATCCGTTGCTGTTGGGCAACATGAATCTATCTGGGTCTGTCCACCCTATAACCAACACATCTGGTTTGTGTGCATTTAGATATTCTATGGTCGTATAAAATATTCGTTCGTTGGATCCGCCACCTAGTGCTAAATTTTCAACAGCACCAATTTTTGTGCTCCATCTGTCATCTTTGTCGAGATGAAGTTCTTGTGTAAAAGAACACCCGTTTGTTACTGTATGCTGTGCCATATACCTATTTAACGAACTATAATACTTGTAATAAATAAGTGTTATATGCCAATAGTACAGATATCAAGAATACAACACAGACGGGGAAAAGCCACTGACCTACCGCAACTAGCGGCTGGAGAATTAGGTTGGTCTGTTGACACACAAAGATTATACATAGGTAACGGCACTGTGGCAGACGGTGCACCAGCAGTAGGAAACACAGAAATTGTTACATCTGGATCACCTTCTTTTTCAGGAGCATTAAGTTATGTGTACAAAGGCTACCTAGGAGATGCTACACCAATTGTTACAGGTGCAAGTGGAGACTTTACTAGAACACTACAAGCCACACTAGACGATCATGTTTCTGTTAAGGCTTTTGGTGCAAAAGGTGATAACTCAACAGCAGATGTTTTAGCAATACAAAGAGCACTAGATGAATTATATTCAGACACAGACCAAGATGACACAAGAGCAAGAAGAGTTTTATTTTTTCCTGCAGGCACATACAGAATTAACGCAAGTTTAAAAATTCCACCATACGCACATTTGGTTGGAGAAGGCCCAGACAAAACAGTAATAAGAAATTCAGGTTCAAACGCAGTTGCAGTAACGATGGACGACGACGGACAAGTTTATGGTAGCATAGGTAACAGTGGAGCAACGAAGCCAACACAGATTCAAATAGAAGGAATTACTTTTAAAAACACAGTAGCACACCCAGGTATGTCGATTGACAGTGCAACAAAATTATATTTCAACAACTGCAGATTTGAAGGGTCATATGCACAAGGTGGTACAGACTCAACAAATTCCAGAGGCGTAACAGTAAGATCAACAACTGCGTTACCATGTTCACAAATAGTTTTTAATCAATGTCAGTTTAACAAATTTGCTAGACTGGTTGATTTAAGTGAAGATGTTACAAACGTAAGATTTCATAACTGTGATTTCAACGAATCATACTATGGTGCATTGATTGGTGGAGACTGGGACGGATCAACCACAAACGGTATGAGTGTTGGACCAAGAGATGTACAATTCTCAGGCTCAAGTTGGAGTACAATAAATCAACAAGCAATATGGGTCAAACCTAAAAACACAGTTGAAGCACCATCTAGAAATATTATTTCAACTGGTAATTGGTATGCTTTAGATGTTGCCAATAGTAACGAAGGTGTTGGCTCAATCAGAGAAGTTGCTATTTTACAGTTTGATCAAGACGAATGTTCTTCAATGTTAGACTTTTTTGAAAGAACAGATCTAAGAAGAGCAGACGGCAGTTCAGAATTAAATGCCGCTCCGGAATTACAAGGCATTGGTGTACAAACCAAAGCAATCAAATCACAGACTTTAGTAAACAACCAATCGTCGGCCGCCACCATAAACGAATATCCAGCACTTGCAGGAAAAGGTTTAAAAATAACTTACAAAATTGTTAGAGGCACACTAGACAGAACAGGTGAACTTATCATAAGTGCATCAACCAACGGTGTGAACTATGATGATACTTTTACAGAAAGCGGTGCAGACGTAGGTGTTGACCTAACAGCAGTGCTTGACAACAAAGATAGTACAGCAGGAAGTGAAACAGTTGCTCTAAAATACACTACTACTAACACAGGTACAGCGGCAACTATTGATTACCAGACAACAATAATAGCATAATACCTTAAGTTGTCCACAAATATCTACATAATAGACTAGACAAAAAACTTTTTTTGTTATAATATTAGTACATTATAAAAATGCAAAACGACCTACTAGTTTTGTTCGTAGACACAGGACAAAAAAAGTAAAAAAAAGATATAAACACAGATTTAGATAAATATGGACATACAAAAAACAAAATCAAAAACAAAAATTACAAAAAATATAATGCCGACAACAAACTCTTCTACAATCCAAGTACAAAAAAGAGACGGCAGGCAAGAATCCTTAGACATTAACAAAATTCACTTCGTGGTTGAAGAAGCCTGCGAAGGATTGTCAGGAGTTAGTTCATCACAAATAGAAATGAACGCCAACATACAGTTTTATGATGGCATGACAACCAAAGATATACAAAATGTTTTAGTGCGTTCAGCAAATGACTTAATAAGTTTAGAAGCACCCAACTATCAATATGCGGCGGCAAGACTTCTTTCTTATGATGTAAGAAAAGAAGCACACGGACAATACGAATACATTCCGTTATTAAAATTAATTTTAAGAAATATCAAGTTAGGTGTGTATGACAAAGGCATTGTAGAAAAATACACCAAGACAGAAATTAAAAAGTTTAACACATGGATCAAAAGAGACAGAGATCTTAAATTTACATACGCAGGACTTAGACAAATTTGTGACAAGTATCTTGTGCAAGATAGAAGTTCAGGAGCAATATACGAAACTCCACAAGACATGTACATGATGATTGCGGCCACACTGTTTGCAGAGTATCCAACAAAGACAAGAATGTCATATGTTAAAAAATATTATGATGCAATATCACAACACAAGATAAACATTCCAACGCCAGTGATGGCAGGAGTGAGAACTCCTATCAGACAATTTGCTTCTTGCGTTCTAGTAGACAGTGACGACACATTGTCTAGTATCTTTTCAAGTGATATGGCCATTGGTTTATACGTTGCCAGAAGAGCAGGTATTGGAATCAATGCAGGACGTATCAGAGGTATCAACAGCAGAATCAGAGGTGGGGAGGTCCAACACACAGGTGTGGTTCCGTTCCTTAAAAAGTTCGAAGCAACTGTGAGATGTTGCACACAGAATGGTGTGCGTGGTGGATCAGCAACTGTCCATTTCCCAATATGGCACCCAGAGATAGAAGACATTCTTGTACTGAAAAACAACAAGGGCACAGAAGACAACAGAGTAAGAAAATTAGATTACTCCATACAAATTTCAAAACTTTTTTATGAAAGATTCATGAACGAAGAAGACATTACATTAATATCTCCACACCAGGCTCCAGGACTATATGAAGCATTTGGTACAGAAGAATTTGATGACTTGTATCTAAAGTATGAAGCAGACAAAACTATTCCAAAGAAAACAGTTCCAGCACAAGACTTGTTTGGAGACTTGTTAAAAGAGAGAGCAGAGACAGGACGTATCTACATAATGAATTTGGATCACTGTAACTCACACAGTTCATTCAAAGATAAAGTTTCGATGAGTAACCTGTGTCAAGAGATTACACTACCAACAACACCCATACAAGATCTACACGACGAGCAAGGAGAGATTGCACTATGTATTCTTTCAGCAGTTAATGTTGGTGGATTAAATGACTTGAGTGAATTAGAAAACATCTGTGACCTAAGTGTTAGAGCACTGGAACAGATAATAGACTATCAAGATTATCCAGTGAAAGCGGCAGAGCTATCCACAAAAGCAAGAAGAAGTTTAGGTATTGGATATATCGGACTAGCACACTATCTAGCAAAGAATGGTGTAAAGTATTCTGATCCTAAGGCTTGGGATATGGTTGATAGACTTTCAGAAGCATTCCAATTTCACTTACTAAGAGCAAGTAATAATATTGCAAAAGAAAAAGGCAAGTGCGAAGCATTTGACAGAACAAAATACGCAGACGGACAACTGCCAATTGATCACTATAAAAAAGATGTGGATAAAATTGTGCCACACAAACAGAGAATGGCGTGGGAAAGTCTAAGAAAAGACATTGCCAAACATGGACTAAGACACAGCACACTGTCAGCACAGATGCCAAGTGAGAGTAGTTCAGTAGTTTCAAATGAGACAAACGGCATTGAACCACCAAGAGCACTGTTATCAATCAAGAAAAGCAAGAAAGGTCCACTGAAGCAGATAGCACCAGGGTTCCCTAAACTTAAAAATGATTACACCCTGCTATGGGACATGCCAAGCAACGA